ACCTGCTCAAGGTAGCCATGTCGTGGCCGTCTTCGCTGCCGGGCTCGTATAGCTTCTGCCAAGCCTGCTTGCTGGTATTGTCGATCGCTTCTGCAGCCAGGGCCGAGACGACCGCCGCGAGTACGCTACTGTAAATCATGTCCTTCCCCCTCAATCCCCGGTGTAGTTGCTGCCCCCGGCGCCGAGCCGGTTGCCTTCCTGATAATGCGCACCCGGGCCGGTGGTCCGAGGCTTCTTCAACTGCTCGATCTGCCGGTGCGCGGCCTGCAGCCTCATGCTGAGCTGGGTCACCAGCTCATCCAGGGGCAGGGCTTCGCCAGTTGCTGCCGCCACAAATCCGGAGGCGTTGCAGTGGTCGCATGGCAGCTCGTGAAACACACCCTGAGTGACCGCTCTCCCACGGCACAACTGGCACTGAGCCAGTTCGATCACAGCCTTCTTGAACGCTGGTCCGTGGCTCGTCCTCAAGCGCTGGACACCTTCACCCAGCGCCGCACCGACAGCTCACACCCCATCTTCAAGCAGACCCCGTTGGCCATTCCCCGATGGGTTGCCCGACGCCCACAGCCGCAGTTGCAGCGCCGGCGCGACTTCGAATCAACGTGTTCCTGATAGCGGATCTGCCCAGGCAGCCCGCCGACAAAGCCCCACCCCTCCATCCCGCCGCGCATTGCCGCCGAACGGGCCGCTGGCGACATCGAGTTCAAATCGGCCATGGCTGGCTCTGGGCGCTTTCCAGTCATTTCGAATCCTCGCTAATTACAAATTCGGCAAGGTCACTGGAGGCCTTGTGTTCCGCTGGCTGGGCCGAATTCTGTGAAATTTCGGATAAGGCCTTGGTAAGGCCGTGAATGGCACCGAAGCCGATGCCGTCTAACCAGGCGTGCCACTTCTCCAGGGCTGCCCGGCGCTGCTGCATGGCCTGGGTGTGGATGTAGGTGCTGGCGATCTTCCCCAGCGTGTGGTTCAGCAACATCTCGCCGATGTGGCCGTCGATGCCGAGGTCGGTCCAGGTGGTACGGGACACCTTGCGCAGGTCGTGGCTGGTCCACTCGCCCTGCCCCAGTCGGGTGAACACCATGCTGGCCTGGGTTTCGCTCAGCGGCAGCCCGCGCCGGTTCGGGAACAGGTAGACGCCCTCATAGCCCCGGGCCTGCTGGATCGTCCGGTACCGGGTCAGCAACGCGGCCATTTGGGCGGTCAGTGGCAGGCGGTGCTCGGTGCGCGTCTTGGTATTCGCTGCCGGAATGAACCACTCAGCGGCGGCCAGGGAAACCTCGCTCCAGCGCGCCATGCGGGTCTCACCGATCCGGGTGCCGTGGGCCAGCATCATCAGGGCCAGCATGGCGTCCCCCGGATCCCGCTCGAAGGCCTGGGCCAGCTGCTGCATCAGCTCGGGCAGCTGCACGCCGCGCAGCCGGGCCGCCTTGGGCATGATCCGGGCCTTGGTGAAGTCGTTGAAGCGCATCCCGGCCATGGGGTTACGGTCGATCAACCCCAGCTGCAGGGCCTGACGGAAGGCAGTCAGCAGCAGCGCGAACATCTGCCGCAGGTAGGAAAGCGACACCTCGGCCTGGCACGGCCACATCAGGAGCTTGTCGAGCGTGTCGGCGTTCACATCGACGATGGCCAGGTCATCCAGGCGCGGCTTCAGGTGCTGGGCAATGGCAGACCGAGCGCCGGCCTTGCGCTTTGCCGACAGCGAGCGGTCGCGGGCCATGCGGTCGCCGTACCAGTCCAGCAGTTGGCCAACGGTGACCATGCCCGACACCACGGGCGCAGTGGCCGGATCACGCAGCAGGCGCTGACGTAGCGCGGGCAGTTCGGCAATCACCGCCGCCACGGTCAGGTCAGGCCAGCGGGCGACCGGCACCCACTTCTTGCCGCGCACCAGATGCCAGGTGCCGCGCTCGCGGTTGCTCCAGAAGCGTAGGTACAGGCCCGGGTGACGCGGATCGCGCACGTCGCGCACCGACTTGTCGGCGGCCTGCCGGCGCACCTCGGCCTCGCTCAGCTTCACTTCCCTGGTCGCGCTCATGCGGCCACCGTCGCAGGCTGCAGCAGGTAGGCGCGGATCGCTTCGACCGCGTCGATGTTGCCTCGGCACACGATGGCCAGGTAGCCCTGTGCGGCCAACGCCTGCAGGTACGCATCCTGGCTCGGCGATACCGGCGCATCGAACGGCGGCCTGGCCTTGAACTCAATGTACAGGCCGAAATACCCACCCCGCGCCATCGGCAGCACCAGGTCGGGAACGCCGGCCTTCACGCCCTGCCCCTTCAGCTTGGCGGCCACGGCCTTGATCCGGTGCCCACCGTTCGGGACGTGGTAAATCAGCTTGTAAGCTTGCGGGTAGCGCCGCTGCAGCTCCTGTATCAGCGCGGCCTGCTCCTGCCCTTCCCGGTCGACGGGCTTGGCGCGGGCCGGCTTGGCCTTGAACGGGCGAAGGGCGGGAGCACTCATGCGATCAGCACCCCCTCGTTCAGCAGCAGCGCCTGGGTGCGCATGACGCCCTCGGCGTGGTATTGGCGGGCGGTATCGCGGTCCACGGCCCGGCTGCGCCCATCGCAGGCGTCGTGGCAAGCGCTGCAGCACCACGCGCCCTGCAGGTCGTGCGGCTTCTTGCCGACGCCGCAGGTTCCGGCAAGCCGGTAGTGCGCGAGGACGGTGGTCTCGGGGTTGCCGTTGCACACGCCCGGGATGCGCACCTGGCACTCCCGGCCGCGCGCGGCCTTGGTCAGCTTGGTTTGCCGCATGGTCAGAACTCCTCCTTGCCACGGTGAGATTCCCACTCGAAAGGCACCACCACCCCGCCGCCCTCACGCAGACGGTCATAGCACCGCTCGCCCATGGCGTGGCGAAGCTGGGCTGGCTCCAGGTTGGAAATCACTACCGTGGGGCGCATTTGCTCGTAGCGCCCGTTGATGATCGAAAACAGGGTGGTCAGCTCGAACTCGCTCGGCTGCTCCTTGCTCACCCCGACCTCGTCCAGAACCAGCAGCGAAGGTTCGATCAGGCTGGACAGGATGTCGGCTTCGGTCTGCTCGCTGTGACGGTCGTACGTGGCGCGGATGGATTGCAGGACGGCGCCGACCGTCCGGTACACGGCCGTAGCCGAGGTGTTACGCATCAGCTCGTTGGCCATGCCCGCGCCCAGGTGCGTCTTGCCGGTACCAACCTTTCCCAGCAGCATCAGGCAGCGGCCGGTGCGCTCGATTTCCTCGAACGCCGCCACGTAGCGAGTGCAGTAGGCCAAAGCCTTGCGCTGCCCTTCGTGCTCGACGCGGTAGTTGCCCAGGGTACGGTCGGCAAAGCGTTTGGGGATCAGCGCCGAACCCAGCTTGCGGGTCATGGCCTCACGCTTCAGGCGCGTGTCCTCCGCCAACTGCTTGGCTTCGCGCTCGGCAACGGCCGCTTTCTCGCACACAGGGCAGCGCCCGACGATTTCGCGGCCCATCAGCATGGTTACACGCTGCTCGAAGTCGCCGTGATGCTCGCAGTGCGCGGGCTGGACGCGGAAACCCGCGGCGTTTCTCACCTCGGACATGGTGATCACCGATTCAGATCGCATAGGTGCCGTCCTCTCGCGCGGCCAGGCCGGCGGTGTAGTCGCGGTCATCGAAGCCGTGGTGGCGGCTGTGCGGCTTGGCCTGGGCAGGCAACTGCGCACTGATGCGCTTGGTAACCCACTCCACCTCGAAGCCGCGCCATCCGTTCTCGACGGCGACTTCCAGGGCTTGGGCGGGCTGGATGCCGAACGCCTTGCACTGCTCCAGCTTGAGGTTGAGGCCTGCCCAAATGCGGGCCGTCACCGGGGCCTTGGCGGCCTTGCGAACAGCCAGGTAGTCAGCGATCAGCGACTCATCAAGGCCGTGCGGGTTGTTGGCCAACATGGCGGCCTTCCCGAATGGCACCTTGCGGTCAGCCTTGGCCGGAGCTGGCTCTTCGTCGCTGGGGGGGCATGTATTCTCTTCCGAAGGAAGAGATACATAGGGGGTTAGATTCTTAGAATAAAGAAGG